ACCCCCCCCCGGGCAAAGGGGCCCATGCCCTTGCTGGGCGGGTGGAAGAAAAAAAGAGAGGGAATTGCGCAAAAAAGGGGGGATTGGGGGGTAGGGGGCGGGGCTTTGTGGGATGGGGATTGTAATTGTGTTGCGGGTGGGGGAATTCTTCGGCGGGCGGATTAGGGGGCTCTGTTGAGGAGGAATCTGGATAGCTCGGAGAGGATGTCGGGCTCTAGGCCGTCTTGGAGGTGGCCGTCGATGAAGGGCAGGAAGGGGCGGGCGGGCATGGTTATTGTGTGGGCGCCGCGGGTGTGCCATTGGGCGAAATTGGCGGCGCTTTTGCGGACGAATAGGCGGCCGATGGTGCCGTTTTTTGCTTGCTTGAAATAGGACTGCTGGCTTCTGGCGGGAATGTTGATGTCGCCGCCGAATTGGTGGATGGCGGCGTAGACGACGTTGGTACCGATCTCTGCGGTGTTGTTGCCGGCGCGGCTGGTGATGCTGGCGCTCAGGCGGCCGGTGTCGCGCAGAATTTGAGGGTTGGTGCGGGCCTTGTTTTTTGGCGGTTTGATCGCTGGCCATTTGCCGAGGGGTCCGGATTGTGTGGCGAAGTTTTCGGCGGTGCGATCTTCGAGCAGGCCGGCGATGACGCGCATCACTGGGGCCGGGTGGCTCATCCGGTCGGCTATCCCTGCCAGGGCTTTGCGGCCGCCGTCGCCGGTGATTTTGATGGTGATCATGGTCGGTCAGCGGGGGGCGTTTGAACGGCTTTGCCGGGCAGGTTTTGCAGCTTTCTGGCGAGCAGCTTGGAGAGCTGAGCGGCGCCGGAGGCGCCGGGGTTGTAATCCCATCCCACATCGGACCATAGCGTCATGCGGCGGCCAGGGTAGGCGGGATCGGGCACGGATACGCCGCGCTGAATGAGCTTTTTCGGGTCGATTTCGCCAGTGCGCTGGTCGAGCAATCCGCGCACGGGCACCTGGCGCTGGACGATTTGTGCGTCCGGCTCGACGCGCAGGCCGCGGCGTTCCAGGTCGCGCTCGGAGAGGGCGCGCACGGTGCAGCGGCAGTTGAATCCATTGGGCGGCCCGATCACGCGCCATACGGGGCTGTCGATCGGAAACACTTTGCCGTTGAGGCGCGCGTGGGCGGGGCGTGTGCGGCCATCCATCACGGCGACGTACTGCAGATAGGGCCGGGCGTTGGCATTGTCGACGAAGCGCTGCCAGCGACCAGCCGCGTAGCCTGTTTGCAGGTTGGTGCGCAGGATGGTTTGCAGCCGGCGCGGGCTTCCTTCCTGTACGACTTCGGCCTGGCCGTCGTTGCCGACGATGATCTTGCGGCCCCACCAGCCTTTCTGTTGCAGGAGGCCGGTGAGGTGGCGATCGAACCAGGCTTGTGTCTCGCCGCGCTTGAGGGCTTCGGCGACGCCTTCGCGGATATCCTCGAGCACGTCCAGGCGGGTGAGCTTGGCGACGGTGAATGCTTTGGCATGTGCATCAGTCCAGGTGTCGTGCCAGTCCCAGGAGAGGGTGTAACCCTTGGACTCAAGCGCGGCAATCGCGTCTTCAGGTGCGAGAGTGAATAGGGCGGAAAGGTCGATGCTCATGCGCGCGCCAAGTCATCCCACTTGTACATGCTGCCGCGCGCCATCGGCCATGGGCGCGTTTTATGGATCCTCGGGGAGCAAATAGCGTTGCCTGCGGCGGCAGACGAGGCACGGCAGCCCGTGCTCTGTCCAGTACTCGTGGGCTTCGGGGTCGAGGCATTGCTGGTCGGTGTCTCTGGGCTCATCCCGCTTCGCGCGGAATAGAGCGAGGAGTCTTGCGAGGATGGATGAGGCCACGTTTTCATCTGGTTTCAGGCCGCGGAGAGGGCGTGCTGGAGCTTTTGCAGGCGCTCGCAGGAGACGTCAAACGAGTGGCGATCGCACTCGATGCCGACGAATTTACGGCCGGAGAGAAGCGCCGCAACCCGGTACTGGCGGACCCCATGAAGGGGTCGAGAATCAGGCCGCCAGGCGTCACGCAGCGCACGAGCGCGGACATGAGTGCGATCGGTTTGCCGGTCATGTGCAGTTTTTCGCGGGGATTGACTCGCGCGCGGATGCAGCCTGGCCAGGGGCCGCCATAGGTGCTTTTTGGGAGCGGGCCGTTGCTGCCCCAGATGACGTACTCGCATTGGTGACGAAAATAGCCGGTGTGCGGGGCGCGGCTGCTCTCGGTTTTGTCCCATGGGACAGTGCCGCGCCAGAGTAGGCCGCCGGCCTGGTAGGCGTCGGTCAGTAGCGGCAGTTGCCGCCAGTCCGTGAAGCACAGCGCGTAGGCTCCCGGTCGCAGGATTTCCCGGGCCAGAGATAGCCACATGGTGACCCAGTAGCGCCAGCTGCGGGCGTCGCGGTTGTCGCCGGAGAATGCCTGGTTGTGGCTGGCGTTTTGAGCCGTCCCGCTGTTCACGTACTTGAGCTTAGTGCTGGCCATGCGATCGCCGCGCACGAATCCGCCGCTGCAATACGGCGGATCAGTAATCAGCGCATCCGCCTGGATATCCAGCTGCGGCAGCACGACCAGCGGATCGCCGAGATACAGCGTCGCGTCACCAATGGTCACCTTTTCGAGCATCATTTTTCCGCCGACAGGCGCCCCCAGCAATCCGCTACAAAAATCGCCCGCGACAGCAGCTCGACCAGCTGGTCGTCGTTCATTTGCGGGTACCAGTCAGCCATGCTGCCGAGGATCGTCTCGGGCTCCATGCCGGCGCTGAGCGCGTCGAGCAGGGGCTTGAATACGGGCGCGGTGATGGTTTGCCAGTCGATATCGGCGTCCAGTGCGTCGTCGATTGCGGCTTGCGAGACGCGCAATGACTTTGTGGCTCCGGCGTCGCTGGCGGCGGCATTTGCTGCCATTGCTGCCATTGCCGCGGCGCCCTGTGCTGGCACATTCGGCGCTGGCGTTGTCGGCGGTTTGCTGCCTGTTGCGGCGGCGTCCGGTGGGGGGGGTTGCTGCCTGCCGAGCACTTCCTCGCCGTCCTTTGCTTCGGGGATGTGCAGGCGATCGCGGACCCAGGCGGCGGGGATGTTGAATAGCGGGGAGAGCTTTGGCAGGGCGTCGGCGTAGGCGACAAGGTCTTCGGGGACGCCGGTGTCGAACGTCATCCGCGGGCAGCGGCGCAGGCTGTCGATGCCGCCGCGATTGAGGGCCAGCAGTGGGTACACGAGATGGCGAGTCAGGGTGCCGGCGACCTGGCGGGCGTCGGCTTCCAGGATGTCGTGGCGGACCTCCTGGTGGACATTGCCGAGGGCGTTGGTCGAGCTTTTGCCGTCGGCCTGGCTGGTGAGTGTGCCGCCGAGGATGCACTTGCTCTGCGCGCGGTCGGCCCAGTCCACCATGTCCAGGTGCGAGCCGCCGCCCGATCCGCCGCCGCCGGTGATTTTCTGGACTTCGAGGATCATGTCGGCGGGCATGATGGCGCGCGCGTCGTGACCGAGGGCGGTGACGGCGCGCAGGAGGCTTGCTTTTTCTGCCGGGGTGGCGCCCGCTGCGTATTTGCCGACGATGATCGGCAGGCCGTAGGCCTCGAGGAATTCGGCGAAATCGCCGATGCCGTAGGCCTTGTACAGGAACGGCCAGGAGAGCACGCGATAGAGGCCCATGCGGGCGATATAGCCGGTCTTGGCCTTGCCGTGCTCGTGCAGAATCCAGCCGAATGGCCGCAGCTCGGCGCCTTCTGACGAGCCGTCGCGCAGGCTTAGTGCGCTGCGATCCTGGCGCAGCTGGAACCATTCCTGCGGGCGCGGAAAAAATGCGGGCAGCCACTCCTTGCCGTCTTGTCGCCACTCCAGCTCGATCGCGGCGAAGCCGTGGCCGACACCATCCATGCCGGCGAGAATGAGGTCTTCGAAGTCATCGACGCCGTCGGCGATGACTTCCTTGACCCACTCGGCAGACGCCTTCTCGGCGGCGGTGGCGTTGCGTGGCGGCACGATGTCCCAGTCGAGATTGAGCAGGGCCAGTTTGCGCTTGCCCATCTCGGCGCAGAGGTGCGGGTCGCGCTCTTCCATGTCCGAAAAGAGTCGGTGCTGGCCGATCAGGTCGCCGTTGTCGGCGGCGCGCAGCGTCGCAGCCAGGCGGGCGGGCGACAGGCCGTCGAGCATGGGCTGTAAATACTGATTTTCAAGGGCTCTGATGGAGGCTGTTTGCGGCTCGCGCAACACCGCTTTATCGAGCGGCTGCCCGTACTGGTCGACAATTTTTGTCATAGCATGTGCCGGGATTGTGCGCCGGCCTTCTCGTAGTCATCGCCCGCGCCCAAGCTGCGGGCCGCGTTGCCAAAATTGCCCAGGGTGCGCCGCGGCGTGGACTCGAATCCGTCGCAACGCCCCGGCATGCCTTCCTGGCGTAGCGCGTAGTTGGCGAGGAAGAGCCCGATGGCGAAGTCCCCGTGGCGTTGCACTTTTGCCGCGCCTTCGCCGCCAGCGCCGGCCCGTTGCGTCGCCACGTGCGGCAGTTTCGGCACGCCGTTGATGCGCTTGATGGCGCGCAGGTCGTCGCGGCACTGCTCGTCGCGAGGGAGGGCATCGAGCGTTCCGTCTTCAAATGCGGCTTTGAAGCGCGGCATTTCGGCCATGTAAAACGCTTCGGACAGCTTTATCTGATCGATGCGGCTGGCGCCGTATTTATCGGCCGCGAATTCAGCGAGCGCGGCGCCGTTGCCGCCGGCGTCCAGAGCCCCGCGCCGAAAGCGCGGCAGGCGATCGACCACAAATTCTAGTGCCTGCTCCTGCTGTTTGAACGGGCAATTGCCGAGCTCGATGGATAGCCGGCAGCGCTGTACGAGGTCTTGCCCTTCTTCAAGCAGCGGAATGACGGTCAGGTCGGCGATGCGCGCAAAGTCCAGCCCGAATCCGTGCACGCGCTCCTTGTCGAGCCCTTCCAGGATCGGCAGCAGCTCTTCGCGGCACCAGGCGTCCACCTCAATTCGGCGCAGGCGCTCGGGCATCAGCCCGAATGCGGCATCCCAGCGCTTGCGGATCACCGGCGTCTCGCTACTCATGCGCAGCTCGATCAGGGCCATGGGCAGGTAGACGCCGCCGCCTTCGCTGGGGATGACGTCGAGCTCCTCGGCGGCCGTGTCGCCGTACATGGCGTAGATTTTTCCGACCCAGGCCTCTTCC